CTCGTTTGGTTTCGTGATGTTTCGGGGTCGCTTCAGGCAAGAAAAAGCGCATGGCCAATGCGGCACATGCGCGACAGAAATCAGGCGGCTTTGCGGGACGTGCGGCGCTTGCGGGGCCGGGCAATCAGGTCGGCCAGCGTCATCTCGACGCCACGCGCCTCAAGGGCGGAGAGGATCTTCGCAGCGGTCGCGCTGTCGGGGATGTAGCGTCCGGTGCGGTAGGCCCAGATCTGCGTCCGGTGCTTGCCGCATTCAGAGGCAAAAGCGGCGTCGGAGAGCTTCAACTCTCGCAAGATGGCCTTGAGCTTCATGTCGCGAATGTAGCGCATACGCTTCACGAAGCGCAACCGCAATGTAGCGCAAGCGCGGTTTCGCTAATGTTTGAGAGGCACTACACGTCGGACATGGCGAAGAGCGCGAAGCCGACCCCTCCTGCAGCGGCGAGCAAGACCCATCCCTCTTTGGCGCCGGCTTCGGCTGAGTGGATCGCGCACGTCCGGAAGGACGTTGCCCGGCTTTCTCAGCTCGAGTTCGCCGCGCGAGTGGGCGCCAATCGCGTCACCATCAGCAACTGGGAGAGCGGCAAGTTCATTCCGGAGTGGGACTCGGTTGAGCGGATCGTGAAGGCCTTCCCCGCTGCGACGCGGCCTCCGTTTGGCCCCCAGTCTCACGCAGCCTCGATGTCGGACTCCTCTGGCAAGGTCGCCCCTGCAACCAACCAGGGGGATCATCGAAATGACATTCACGCGCTCCTCGAAGAGGAACTCCGGCGCAGAGGCAAAGCCATCTCCGACGACGCGCGAAAAGCGCTTGCAACAGCCATCCGCAGCCGGCGCTACGGACCGCAAAACGCCGACGAGGCCCGCGACTACATCGACGGTCTCCTCGAAGTTTTCGCTGATGCAAGCCGCGGAGAATCTCGCTGACGAACTGCTGCAGCGCTCACGTGTTTTGCCGGGAGAGACCCTGCGGAAATGCGCTGAGCGAATCGGTGTGCGTATCGTCGAGAAGCGACTGCCGGGCGCCTCACTCGGTGTCGCGATCGCCAGCCTGCGAACGATCGTCCTATCGTCCTCTGGCTACGGCGCGCGCGACGAGTTCACCATCGCTCACGAGTTGATGGAGTTGCACATCCCCGGCAGCTGGCATGACCTGCCACCAGAGATGAAGGAGAGCGCGTGCGATCGCGGCGCGGCCGCCCTGCTTCTTCCCGCCGCCGCGTTCCGCTCGACCGTCGCCGAGCTCGGCCTGGACCTGCCCCGCCTGCGGCGCCGGTGGCGGCACGCGAGCTGGGGCACGATCGGCCGGCGCCTCGTGGACGTCGGCGCCGCATCGACCATTGCCAACTGGAGCGACCTCGAGCTGGCCTGGCGCTACGGCGCCGAGGCGCACCCGGACGAGGAGCACGCCCTCGCGGAGGTCTACGCCGGACGCGGCCGCGCGCAGGTCGGCGCGGTGCGCGCGTGGCGGCTGGGCGGCGCGGGGCTTGGGCGGGCGGTCAGCGTTGGTAGATAAGAAAGATTCCTTGCAGCAAGCATTATTGACTAATCTGATGCTTGCTGTTATCTGTTTGCGAAAGGAGACTGCAAATGGCTGACAAGAAAAAAGAGTCGAAGGAGATTGCCGCGATGGGCGGCCAGGCTCGAGCAGCGAACCTGTCGGACGACCGCAAGAAGGAGATCGCAAAAAAGGCCGCTCTTGCGCGGTGGGGAGAGAAGCCGCTCCGCGCTACGCACAAGGGCAACTTTAAGGAGGACTTCGGGATCGATGTTGAGTGCTACGTGCTCGACGACGAACAAAAGACCGCCGTGATCAGTCAGCGCGGGATGGGTTTGGCTCTTGGTCTTGAGAAGGGGAGTGGTCGAGCGCTCCCGCGATTTCTACAGGGATCCAAGGTTGCCCCGTACGTCGGTGCTGAATTGAGGGAAAAACTCGAGAAACCCCTGTTGTTTCAATGGCCCGCCCCGGTGGCGAAATCGCCACCTCTCAAGGTCTACGGCAACGACGTGACGATCCTGATCGACGTGTGCAAGGCCATCATTGCCGCCGATGCCGCCGGAGTCTTTACCTCTCGCCAGAAAGAAATCGCGAAGCAGGCTCAGGTGATTCTGAACGCGTCGGCAAAGGCTGGCATCAAGGGGCTGGCCTACGCGCTGGCGGGGTACAACGCCACGCGCCAAGAGGTCATTGACGCCTTCAAGGTCTTCGTGCGGGATGAAGCACGTGAGTACGAGCGAGAGTTTCCGGCCCAACTCTACGAGGAGTGGTATCGGATCTACGATCTCACCAAGCCGGAGAAGAATCGGCCCTTCAAGTTCAAGGATTTGACGGTTGCCCACGTCTACAAGCCTTTGGCGAAGAGCAATGGCAAGATTCTTGAGTTGACGCGAGCACAACGCGATCACAGCCCGGAGCGCCGCAAAAAGCTTCACCAATTTCTATCGGACATCGGAGTCAAGGCGCTGCGCATGCACCTGGGCCAACTGCTCGGCATCGCTCAATTGTCAGACGATAAAAAGACGTACGAGATGAATGTCGAGAAGGTTTTCGGCCTGGACGTTCAGCTCACACTGAAGGGCATCAAGGATTAGCGCGACAACCGCCGCCGCCGCTACCGGCACGGCGAGCCGACGTGGACGCCGTTCGCGGGAGAGGCGGCGGCGCCAGGCCGCGGGTGAGGCCTACTTCGCGACGGAGGCCGCAGGCGCCGGAGCGACGGCGTGCGGGAACTTCACGTCCTCGAGATCGACCTCTGTGCCGTCTGCCCGCACGTATCTCGCGAGGTAGCAGATGGGCGGTGCTGGAGGCTTATCGGGCGTGGACGGGTAGCAGGCGAAGAGGCCGGTTGCCTCGTGCTGTAGGACCTCGTTGGGGCGACTCTCCGAATACCAGATCGTCCGGCTCACCCAGATCTGGCCGGCACTATTGGGATGCACCACGGGCGGCGCCCCCTTGATGTCACTCACGACAACGCCACACGCAGAAAGCGCGAGCACTGCAAACACGGCCACCAGCTTCTCGACCTTCATCAACCCTCCCCTTCGCCGCCGCCGCAGCGGGGTAGTGGCTCAATTTGAAATCCAGCCGGTGGCGGGTCGGCCCCGGTTCTGCTAGAGCGAGACTATGGCGAACCGCCCCAAGCGGCCACGAGATCCAGCGCAGCTTGCGAAGTTCGTGGTGGACATGGCCACCGGCCAGATCCCGCCCGACAAAGCCCCCGAAGCGCCTGCGCGTCGCACGAAGGCACCGCTGCCAAAGGCTCGGAAGACGCTGGCCGCGCCGCTCAAAAAGCAGGCTTGAGGTAGAGCCAACTCTTGCGGAGTTTCGCGATCCCGCTGGCGTCCAGCGTGGCGGTTCTGGTCCCTCGCGGGCCTCTGTCATTCTTTCGGAAGTCGGACTCAACAACCTGTCCGAGGTAGACCTCCGTGAACGCGAGCGGTCGTCTCTGGGTTGCTGGTTCGGTCTGGTTGTCCACGGCGTAGACGAATACGCACATCCACTGCTCACGCGCGCCGTGCGAATCCACAGCACCGCCTCCCTTTCGCGTGGTCTTGATTTCAACGCCTTCCGTCCCCGCCTTTACTGAATCTTTCGCGTAGACGCCCTGGACGACCAGATCGGGGTGCCCATTGAAGTAGCGGTTCTGCACAAGCGTTCTGGAATGCTTGGCGACGCTCGCAGTCAGCATGTCGGACAGCAGGCCGGACATGATTGCCGGTCTGATCATGTCGTCGAGGCGCTGCAGCCCCTTCGAGGTGAGTAGCTTGTTCACGTCGAAAAAGAAGTCGTAAACATCCTGCATCGCTAACTGGAAATCAGCGACTCGCAGCTCGTGCGGCAATGGCAGATTTTGATTGAACGCCGTCGGGTCTGGCTGCTGGCGAACGAGGGGCATGCGCGAACTCTGATTCCGCAACTTGCAGCCCCGCAAGTTTTTGGATCGCCGCTCTTGCGATCTCACAGTACGTCTCGTCCAGTTCCACGCCGATGCTGTCGTATCCGACCGCTACAGCTGCCGCGATCGTCGCGCCACCGCCCATGAATGGGTCGAGAACAACGCCCTCCCCAAGCGGGAGCGCGGCGCGCACGATCTGCCGCATGAACGCCTGCGGCTTGAGGTTCGGATGTGGCGAAATGGCCCGCTCCTCCGCGCGCGTCGTCGATGACCGGATCACGTCCGCGAACGGCTGCTCTTCGGAGAGGCGACGCAGCCCGCCCGTCTTCCACTTGCGTAGGTTGTCCTGCACGCGCCCTTGGCAGGGCTTACGGAACAGCCCCCACGGCTCCCATTGCGAGCGCGGCATGACCGATACGTCTGGGAATTCCTCGTGAGCGTTTTTGGGGCGGTCTCCCCCTCGTAGCGTCTGGACAAGGCGGATGATCTCACCGCGCTTCTCAAAACCAGCGGCGATCAACGGCTGGTAGACCAGATGCGATAGCAGCGGATTCCCGGCGATGAACAGGTGTGCCCCGGGAGTCAGCACTCGCAGCAATTCCGTTGCGAACTTGGCGAAAAACGCACTCAGCGCAACACGCTCAGGATCGGTGAGCACGGTAAAGCGAGGCAGCGGGGCCCGCTGGCAACCGTCGAACGAGGGCGGGATGCGCCACACACCCCCACGGCCAGAGCGCAGCTTTCGCTTCTCGACTTCAGAGAATTCCTTGAGACCGTAGGGGGGATCAGTGATCGCGGCGTGGATGGAGTTCGGCTTGCACGCGCGCATCCAGTCGAGGCAGTCGGCGCGATGAGTCTCGTAGGTCACGGCGCGCTCCTTTCTGCGGCGGCCAGCGCCTGCATGCCGAGCTGGCGTAACCATACACTGACACCCAGACCCAACTTATCGGCGGCGGCGACAAACGCCTGTTTCTGCTCTGAAGTGACCTTTACCGGCACGATTTCTTCCTTCCGCTCGGACGCCTTCTTTCGATGCCCAGTCTTGGTCATGGGTTCATGTTGTACGCCTACGGGATCGCCTAGTCAATAGGCATACGTTAGCGATCCAATGTCAGACCCCTCCTGTACGCTGCTCTCTATGAACCGCTTGAGCCGAGCCGACCGAATCGCAGTCATCCGGGCCTTGGTTGAGGGCAACTCCGTGCGTTCCACCTCGCGCATGACCGACGTGGCGCGGAACACCATCCTCTCGCTGCTCATGGATGTTGGTCGCGCGTGCTGGGACTACCAAGATCGGACGCTGCGCAACCTCAAACTCAAGCGCGTTCAGGTGGACGAGATCTGGTCGTTCGTCTACGCAAAGCAGAAGAACGTGGCGACCGCGAAGGCCGCGCCCGCGTTCGCTGGCGACGTGTGGACCTTCACCGCGATCGACGCCGAGACTAAGTTGGTGCCGTGCTGGATGCTCGGCTCGCGTGACCTCGGGACCGCTACCGAGTTCATCCAAGACCTCGCGGGCCGTATCGCCACTCGCATTCAACTCACCACCGACGGCCACAAGCCCTACGTCAACGCCGTTGAGGATGCCTTCGGCGCGGACGTGGACTTCGCCCAGCTCGTGAAGCTCTACGGCGCGGAGCGGCCCGGCGAGGCTCGCTACTCGTGCGCCAACTACGTCTCGTGCCGCAAGGTGGCCGTGACCGGCAACCCGGACGAGAAGCACATCAGCACGAGCTACGTCGAGCGCCAGAACCTCACGATGCGGATGTCGATGCGGCGCTTCACTCGCTTGACCAACGCATTCTCGAAGAAGGCAGAGAATCACGCCGCGATGGTTGCGCTCTACTTCATGCACTACAACTTCGCTCGCGTTCACCAGACGCTTCGGGTTACTCCGGCGATGGCCGCTGGCGTCGCCGATCACGTTTGGGAGGTTGAGGAGATTGTTGCACTCGTGGAAGCTCAAGAGGCCGTCTCGGATGCCCTGATTTCAAATTGAGCCACTACCCGCAGCGGCGGTTCTTTGTTTGTGTAGCAACTACATCTCGACTTCGGGAGCCCACTCGCATCGACACCAGCCGACGCGCTTGCCGAGTGCAAAGCCGCACGAGCGCACCGGCAGCGGCATTGATTGGAGCGCCTCCTCAAGTGTGAAGACCTTGCCGCTCAACGACATGCACGTCGGGCAGGAGTCCGCCGTGAGAACACTCACTCGTTTCACTGTGCCTATCTCCTGAAGGGCCATCAGCTCGGCGCGATTCGCCTCGATGAGATCCTCGAGGTGTGACTCTCCTCGCTTGAACTTCGCAAGAGCTCGATCAAACGCCGCCATCTTCGTCTTCTGCCAGTCGGTCATGGGCGGCATCTCACTGCTTCTGTGCCGGCGCGCTGGGCGCAATGGCTGACGTGGCTGAGAGGGAGGTAGCCGAAGGCGCCGCGTCTGCGATCGTCAACGACATCGTCGCTCGAGCCGAGGTATCGAACGAGCAGATGTATTGGAACGTGTATTTTCCCGGTTCCCAGATCTTCGGTAACTCGGTGATCGTAACGTCATATTTTTCGCAATCATTTTCATCGCACACCCCCACGCTGGGGACATCGTCCTTCAGCATCGTTTGAAGAATTTGCTGGTTGTCCCGCCAGATCGTCAGTTGCCAGCTTCCCGGGTTTGCGAATCCAAATGTGCGACTCGAGAAGTGCGAATGAACGAGCGGGATAACGCCATCGTCGTGGAGCATTCCAGGCATGCCGCTCGTAGCACAGGTGACGATCTTGGTCGGCAACAGAGCGCCGGCTGCTGCGGTGGCCTGAACGCACGCACCATCGCGAACACGTAGAGCGCCAGTGTCGACTCGCGCTTCAGAGGGCATCGTTCGCGGCAACAACCCCGCACACGAAACAACCAGCATCGCCACTATCAACGCGCACGCGTTCCGCATCGTCGTCCCCTCCCGGTGGGCCGCAAAGGTGCCGCGACCCAGAAAAAAGATCAACCCCAAAGCCATGTTGCAAAAAATAGAACATTCTGCACTTGCCAGACCGTTCGTCTTTTGCTACATTCCATCTCGCTTTCAGGGCGCCACTTCACGGCGCATGGGGAAGGCGAACATGGACTTCGAGACTGACGACGTAGATTACGACGACGACCGCGAGAGCGCTCGTTGCGACGACTGCCGCGCGCTGCTGTTCGTGACGGACATGCAGCAGATGCAGATCGACGGCGAGCTGCAGACCCGCGCGAGCGGGGCGCCGGTTTGGATCTGCGACGACTGCGCGGATGAGCGCGAGCACGGCGCCGTCGACGAGGCCGCGTAGCCATGCGGACCTTCCTGCTGGCCGACAAGCTGCGCGCGTACACCGCGGCGCTCGATTCCCTCGACTTCAACCTCGAGGAGGCGCGGTACGCGCGCCAGGCCGTGAGCGACGCCGAGGAGGCGCTGCGCAACGCCCGTCTGCACGCCGCGAAGCGCGAGGCCGCGCTGCTTGAGGCGCGCGCGAAGCTGGCTGCGCTGGATCCACAGGCGGTGGCGGCGTGAGCGCCGTCGAAACGCGGCAGTGCGCCGAGTGCGCGCAGGTCCGCCCGCTGGATGAGATGCAGATCTGCGGCGGCCGCTGGACCTGCGACGACTGCGGCGACATCCCGGTCGACGCGGCGGTGCCGCGCAAGCAGGAACTCACCGCGCCCGAGACGACCATCCTCGCCCAGCGCATCGCGCTCGCCGAGAAGGACCTCATCATCACGGACCTGCGCATCGGTCGCGCGGATGCGCTTGAGCGCGCGAACCGGCTCGAGGCTCGCGTAGCCGAACTGGAGCAGCGCGAGGCGCGTGCGGCTGCGCTGGTCGAGCAGCTCGGCGCGGTGCTGCAGCCGATCGTCGATCAGCTCCCGCTCGAGCGTCAGCTTGAGGCGTCGGTGCCGTGGATCTCGCTTGCGAACCTCCTCGGTCGTCCGCAGCCGCGCGTCGCGTGCGCCGGGAAGCTCCCGCGCCTGGCGCTCGTGCGCTGAACCCAATCCCTTCCAACCAAAACCCAGAGGCGAACAATGGCACTCCAGTTCAAGAAGGCTGCTCGTCAGCAGAAGAAGCTCCGGCTCAACATCGACGGCATCAGCGGCAGCGGGAAGACGCTCGGCGCGCTGCGCATCGCGCGCGGCCTGTCGCCCACCGGCCGCATCGCGGTGCTCGATACCGAGAACAACAGCGCGAGCCTCTACGCCGCGGAGATCGCCGGAGGCTACGAGGTGGCGCCGCTCACGGGCGACATGCGGCCGCGCGAGTTCACGAGCGGCATCCATGACGCGGAGGAGGCCGGCTTCGACGTCATCATCGTCGACAGCCTCTCGCACGCCTGGCGCGGCACGCTCGAGCTCGTCGACCGCAAGACGGAAGCGAGCCGCTCCAAGAACGCATTCAACGAGGGCTGGCGCGCGGCGACGCCCGAGCACAACGCGCTCGTCGACGCGATCTTGAAGAGCAAGGCGCACGTCATCACGACGATGAGAAGCAAGTCTGAGTACGTGCTCGAGGAGAACGAGAAGGGCCAGAAGGTGCCGCGCAAGATCGGCATGGCGCCGGTCGCGCGCGAGGGCGCCGAGTACGAGTACGACGTCTGCCTCACGCTCAACGCCGACCACAAGGCGGTGGTCAGCAAGACGCGCTGCAAGCTCCTCGACGAGCAGGTGATCCCGCTCATCACCGAGCAGCTCGGCGCGGTGCTGCGTGTCTGGCTGGAGAGCGGCGAGGCCGTGATCGTGTCGACAGCCACGCCGGCATCAGAGGCGGCTCCGGCGACCACGACTACGGCGAGCCCGTCTGTCCGTTCTGCCGCGGCGCCGGAAGCGACTGCGCCTGCGAGCAAGACTGGGGAGAGTCAGTCGGCGACCGCTGAGCGCGACGCGGTCATCCTCGCAAAGGAGCTGAGCGCGGCTGACGACAAGCCGGCGCTCGACAAGGTGGTCGACAAGATCGCGGCTGCGGTGAAGAGCGGCAAGGTCGACGCGGCCGAGCGCAAGCAGCTCCTCGCGCTCTACACGCAGCGAAACAACGCCGTCGCCTCGAGGGCGGCATGAGCACGCGCATTGTCTACTTGGTGTGCGGCCGAACCGGCGAGTACAGCGACGCCAACGAGTGGCGGGTGCGCGCTTACGAGGACGAAGGCGAAGCAGAGCATTGCGTTAGGCGCTGCACCGAGCTCGCGGCGGCGGTTTTTGAAGTGCGAGACGGCCAATACGATGACGTCGGCACCCCCGCGCACACTTGGTGGACGAAGGCGCTGGAGGCGGCCAAGTCGGAAGACGACAGCATCCAGTGTGACTACACGGGCACTACCTACTGGCTCGAGAAGCTGACGCTCCGGAGTGCGCCGTGAGCATCACCTTCTCTAAGCTCGCGCGTCTGCGCGCGTGCGCGGCGTCTGAGGCGTTGCCGCAGGTGTTCTCGCCGCCGAGCGAGCACGCCGATCGCGGCAACGCAATCCACGCTTACCTCTGCAAGCGGAGCCAGGGCGCGTTGAAGGCGGACGCGCTCGCGGCTGTGCCGCTCGAGTGGCGTGACCTCTGCGCGGCGCTGCCGGAGGTGTCGCCCGGCACTGCGGAGATGGCGTTCGCATGGAACTACGAGACGGGCGCGGTGCGCGTGCTCGGCGAGGACATCGGCCGCGACTACAAGCTCGAGGAGGGCGAGATCGCCGGCACTGCCGACCTGGTCGGCATCGACTGCAACGCCGCCCGCGCAGAGGTGACCGACTACAAGGCCGGATTCCTCGACGTCGAGCCAGCGCGCACGAACCTGCAGCTCGGCGCGCTGGCGATGTGCGTGGCGAAGGTCGCGGACGTCTCCGCGGTGCTGGTGCGCATTCGCAAGATCACCGAGTCGGGCGAGTTCATCGACAACGAACACGAGCTAGATGCGTTCGACCTGGCCGGCATCGAGTCCGAGCTGCGCGAAATCCTGAAGCACGTCCGCACCGCGCAGCGCATCGTCCGCGCTGGCGGCACGCCCAACGTCGTCGAGGGCGAGCACTGCCGCTGGTGCCCGGCGAAGCTCGCGTGCCCGGCCAAGGTCAGCGCCCTGGTGCAGCTGCGCACACCTGGCGGCCTCTCGCAGAAGTTCGAGGCGCTGCTCGGCGAGGCGCCCGCGCAGGCCCTCGCCGCCTATGAGGCGGCAGAGGAGGCGATGAAGACCATCCGCGCGCAGCTCTATGCCTACGCGCGCGAGAACCCGATCGCCCTGCCTGACGGCCAGGTGTTCGGCCCCGTCTCGACGACCCGCGAGCAGGTCGACGCGAGCGTCGCATGGCCGGTGCTGCTTGAGCTGGGCAGCCAGGTCGCGGCGGACGCCATTGAGGCGAAGACGAGCAAGGCCGCGATCGAGCGCGCCATCGCGAAGCACGGGCACGCGGAGCGGAAGAAGGAGGTGTTCGGTCGCCTGCGCGACGTCGGCGCCTTCCTCTCGAAGACCACCGAAGCAATCACGAAGCACAGGGAGAAGACCAAGTGAAACTGACCGAAGGAGTGTTCAAGGCGAAGCCGGTGTCGGCGATTCTCAGGAAGACGAGCACGGGCAAAGACTCGTGCGAAATCGTCCTCGCGTTCTACGACGGCTCGGAGCTGAGCCATGTCGAGCGCAGCGCGTGGGTCTATTTCTCGCCGGTGGCGTTCGACCGCGCAATCGAGACGCTGCGCACCTGCGGCTGGACCGGCGACGACCTCAGCGACATGTCGATGATCTCGGTCGACACCTCGCCCGACGTCGAGGCCGTCCTCGGCGAAGAGGAATACGAGGGCAAGGTCCGGCTCAAGGTGAAGTTCATCAATCCGTGGAAGGACCGCACTCCGCGCGAGCCACTCAGTCACGACGCCGCGCGCAGCTTCGCGGAGTTGATGAAGGAGAAGGTCCGCGCGGCGGATGCGGCGAATGCCGAGCGCGCGGCGAAGCGGGGAGCGGCAGTGCAGCCCTTCTAACCCTTTCGGTTCCGGCGCCCGCTGACGCGCCTCCCCATCGCCGACGCGGGCGCCGGAACCGGATTCTTTTCAATCAATCAATCGAGAATCGATATGGCGACTTCCGCCAATAACGACGGCCGCGTCTTTGTCTTCGGCAGCAATCTGCAGGGCGCGCACGGCGCTGGCGCGGCGGCATTCGCGCTCGAGCACCGCGGCGCTGTGTACGGCGAGGGCATCGGCCACCACGGCCAGAGCTACGCCATTCCCACGATGCACGGGCGCGAGTTCCTTGCCCAGCACGTCGCTATCTTCCTCGACTACGCGCGCGCCAATCCGCAGCTGCGATTCGAGGTCACCAAGATCGGCTGCGGCATCGCCGGCTTCACCGAGGCGCAAGTCGCGCCGCTCTTTGCTGACGCTCCCACCAACTGCGATTTGCCCGAGGGCTGGTAATGACCACCAAGACGAAGAAGACCGCCAAGAAGCTCGCTCCGAAGAAGAAGACCACCACAGCGCTTGCGCCCGGGAAGGTGCTCGTGCTCCGCACGTGCGCCGCGGATATGTCCGCGCACGGCGGATTCATCTGGCCGAAGAGCGGGCCGATCAGCGCGCCGGACTGGAAGCCGACGAAGGAGTGCGGCGCCGGCCTGCACGGCCTGCTCTGGGGCGAGGGCAACGGGGATGTGTTGAGCTGGGCTGTGGACGCGGCCTGGCTGGTGGTCGAGGTGGAGAAGGACAAGATCATCGACCTCGATGGCAAGGTGAAGTTCCCCTCGTGCGTGGTCGTCCATTGCGGCAACCAGAAGAGCGCGACGGAATATCTCGCTGCTCACGGTGCTGAGGGCCGCGCGATCACCGGCGGCACGGCGACGGCGGGCGACCGCGGCACGGCGACGGCGGGCGACGGCGGCACGGCGACGGCGGGCTACCGCGGCACCGCGACGGCGGGCCCCCGCGGCACGGCGACGGCGGGCGACGGCGGCACGGCGACGGCGGGCGAAGGCGGCACGGCGACGGCGGGCGACCGCGGCACGGCGACGGCGGGCGACGGCGGCACGGCGACGGCGGGCGACGGCGGATCTCTGCTCCTCAAGTGGTGGGACGGCAGCACCGGCCGCTACCGCGCCTGCCTGGGAGAGGTCGGCATCGACGGAATCAAGGCGAACGTGAAGTACCGCGTCGAGAGCGGCAAGCTCGTCGAGGTGAAGCCGTGATCCGTTTCATTCTCGACGCGCTGTATTGGGGGGTCACTGGCCGTATGCATGGCGGGAGGGACCGGGCACCTCTCTGCGAGGTGCGTGAGAGGCCCATTATTCGAGGCCCTGCGCCTGCTCGGAGCGACGCCGTGACCCGCCTCCGCCGCATCATCTGCGCCGTGTTTCATCGCCGCAGCCACGTCTACCTGCTGCGCACGCCCGAGCCGACGTGCATCGCGTGCCTGCTGGCGGGTGCGCCGTGAAAGACATGTTCGGGGTCGAGATCACCGAGGAGCAGGCTCTCGCGATGAAGAAGCAGAAGCGGCCCACCTCGCGCAAGGCCATGGTTGCCGCGAGGCAGGCGCGCGGGGTTCACCCGCACAACGGCCTGCCGCTGCTGGCTGCCTCGGGTCACACCTGCGGCGATTGCGGCCACAAACGTGAAGATCTCGGCGGCTACTCTAGGCATTGGTACAAGTGCGCTCTGACTCCTGGTGGCGGCCCGGCGACCGACATCCGCGTGCGCTGGCCCGCGTGCGTGAAATGGATCGTGCCGTGACCTCGGCTGCCGCCAAGCGCGTGCACGAGCCGGGGACCTGCCGGCTGCGACAGGCCGAGGGTCTCTGCCGTGCGTGCGCGGCCGCGTTCCTCGGCGGCTGCCCGACTTGGTTTGACGCACAGGTGCGTCCGACGTTGCCCATCGTGCGCGTCGGGGGCAAGGTGACGTTCTTGATCGACGATCTGCGCGCCTGGCAGCGCGCCCATCGCGAGGTTCCAGAGTGCGTCACCCCGAGGGAATCAAGCTCCGTCGCAAGCCCGGCAAGCGCTTCTGGTACGCCCGCGCCACGCTCCCAAGCGGCAGACGATGGGAAGCCTCGACGGGCATCCCGCTGGAAGGAGATCGCGGCGCAGCTGCGCGACGAGCTGCAGCGCTCTACATCGACGCCAGCCAAGCCGGCGGGCGAGCTGGTGCAGTTCCCGCGTCGGTCTCCGAGCAGCTCGAGCTCGTCGACCTGATCGCGCAGTACCTCGAGCACGAAGAAGAGCTCTATCGCGGCCACGATGGCAGGCACCACGGCCGTATCAAGACGGACCTGATGCGCTACATCGCTCCTCGCTGGAGGCGGGCTGAGGAGATCACCACCGATGCCTGGCTCGAGGCGCGCGGCGCGCTGCACAAGGCGGCCGGCGGTCCGCTTGGCGCGCGATCGATCGCGCACCTGGCGAACACGTTGCGACATTTCCTGCGCTGGGCCCGCGAGCGCGGCGTGGTGCAGACCGTGCCCGAGATCGAATCACCGAAGAGCAAGGACCAGCGCTCGGAGCAGCGCGGCCGCGCGGCGATGGATGCGGGGCAGCGCGATCGCTTCCTGCGCGCGCTCACGTCAATGAAGGAGCACCGAGCCTCCCGCGTATATCGAGCGCTCTTCTATTCGTTGTTGCGCAAGGGCGAGCTCGAGGCGCTCACGCTGCGCTGGGTGGATTGGAAAGAGCAAGTGATCCGTCTGCCGGCAGAGCACGCGAAGAGCGGCGAACAGGAGGAGATCGACCTGCACCCCGAGGTCGCGCGCGCGATCCGCGGCGAGCTGAAAGCCCGCGGGAAGCTGCAACCGGACGATCCTGTCTTCGGCCGGTTCGACTACCACCAGGCCAACACGCCCGACCTGCAGGGCGGCATCTTCGGCCGGGCGTGCCTCCGCGCGAAGATCGTCAAGTTGCGCTCCGACGGCACCGTCGACTTCGACGGCCTGACCGCCCACCACGTCACGCGGCACAGCTCGGCGACGATCGCCGCCGGCAAGCGCGGCACGACGCTCGAGGAGCTGATGGCCATGGCCCGGTGGCGCAGCCCGGACATGGCCGCCCGCTACCTGCACCCGACGGTCAAGGCCGGCCGGCGTGCCTCGAGGAGACTCTGAGTGGGGCCCAACTGGGGCCCCGCTCAGGTCGCCTTGCGAAAAAGACTTGTAAAATGGTGGCGGTGCGTGGACTCGAACCACGTACCTGCGGATTATGAGGGCGCGGGCCCCTCTGGACGGGTTTTGACGCGTCCCTCGTGTTCACTCGAGAGGCCGCGTCGAAGACCGCCTATCTGGGCCCTTTCTGGGCCCCGTCCCGTCAGTGCTTCAGCGGCGCCCGCGCGGCGCGCACGTGGGCCTGCAGCGACTCGATGCCCTCCAGCGCGGTGATCTGCTGTGCCGACATCGCGACCGCCGCCTGCAGCGCGCTGGGCGCCTCCTCGGGCCCGGCATCGGGCGTGTAGGGTGCCTCGCCGCCGTGCGGGTACTTGATCTCGAGCTTGATGGCCTCGGTCACGCAGTCATAGGCCTGATCGTCGAGCGCCTGGTTGGCGAGGTAGGTCCCCAGCGCCGCCTCGACCGCAGCCGGGCAGCCCGCGATGGTGGCGCACTGCGCGGCGTCGAGCGCGATCGCCTTGCCCTCCGAGACGATGGTGGAGACGTTCGCGGCGGTCAGGCCGTAGCAGGCCGGCGCCGCCTTCACGGCGGCCTGCCAGCCGGCCACGCAGGCGGCACAGAGAGTGAGCGCGCAGAGCGCCAGGAGCGCGCCCACGCGAGCGAATCCCTTGGGCGCCGGCAGGCTGGCCGGGTCCTGCTTGACGAGCAGCTTCCCGCCATTGAGCGCGATGTAGCTGACCAGCTTCCCGAGGACGCTGGTCGGCGGGATGTAGTGCGAGAGGAAGCTGCAGAGGGTGATCGCGCCCGCGATGATGGCGAGCGCGCGGTCGACCCAGGGAATGCCGGTGGTGAGCTGCGAGGACATGACGGTGCTCCGGTTGTTGGGGGATCAGGTGCGGTGATTGAGCTCGCGCTGGTGCTCGAGGATCGCGCTCTGGTGCGAGTCGGTGCGGACCTCGAGCACGGCGATCTTCCGGCCATGCTCATTGAGGCGATCGGCGTGCTCCTCGAGCTTCCGGTCGTGGGTGCCGATCTTGCCTTTCGCGTCGTCAATGAGTCCCTTCATCGCCCACGCGAGAAGGCTCATCACGACCGAGAGGAACCCGGCTGCGGCCATCAGCACGATGTGCGCGATGTCGATCTGCATTACGGCGAACCTCCCGCCGGCGAGAGCACGTCTTGCGCGCGCTCGAACAACTCCTTGCGCTCGGCGAGGCCGTTGAGCCCGCCGTTGATCGCCTTGGTCGCGTCCTCGACGTTGCGCGTGTCCGCCCAGTGATTGAGCCCGTGCGTGCGCCAGAACCAGGCCGCGACGCGGAAGCGGTCGAGCCCGGCCGCGTACTCGGGATGGCCGACCAGGTCGACGCCGAGGTAGACGCCGCAGGCGAGGTAGTTGCTGAACCCGGTGAGCTGGATGGCGCCGCGACCGCGATACTTCCACCCGTCCCCGCTCTCCTCGTCGCCGTTGCCGAGGCGCCCGGCGTAGGCGCGATTCGCGATGCGCTCCGGCTGGTGCTGGTAGCCCTGCGCGGCGGCCGCATCGAAGTGCGTTGGCCAGGTCTTGAGCAGCGCCTCGGCACTGTAGCTCAGGCGCTCCTCGAAAACCGTGAACTGCTCGCTCTCGTGGCCGAGCTGCGCGAGCCACATCGACCAGCGGTCGACCGTGTTGATCTGCGCCTCCACCGCGGCCGCGTTGATCGCGTCGACGTGCGGCATCAGCTGCGACGGGCGCACGCGGTGGAAGACGTAGGCCAGCCGCGAGAGGCCGATGCTGTCGGTGTCGCTCATGCCGCAGAGCGTGCCGCCCGACGGCCACAGATTCCGGGCCTAGTGGAAGGTGCGGACGGTGTAAGTGCCGCTCGTGCCGGTGTTCGCGCTCGCGCTCGAATCGCACCAGCGGATCTTGACCGCGTTCGCCGCGCTCACGTAGCAAGTCGCGCTGATCGCCGTTCCGGCTCCGGTTGATGGGACGCCAACGACACACGCATCACCGGCCACAACGCCAGTCACGGTGATCGCGGCAGAGTCGGAACAGTTATTACCAGGGATGGCTCCCGGGGTTTCGCTCGCTGACGCCATATAGCAGGTGCCGATTGCTGTTCCGCTGGCGCCAATAACCAGGCCATTCGTCGTGAACGATCCCACGGTGGCCCCGCGCTGAGGCTGGAATACAATCGACGAGCCAGTAGAGCTCCCCTCGAGGTACATAGTGGCCGTGGAAGAGAAAACCGTTTCTGAACCATCCCACTGAATCAATCCGTTTGAAGACGGGCCCATACTGAGGGTTCCCGTGCTTCCATTGGAGAGGGTTATCTGGTTTCCATTGATCGTCAGCGGCGTATTGAACGTCGTTAGCGTGTTGGTGAATAGTGTTTGGCCGGTCGTCGACCCCTGCGTCGGCCGCACAAAGACCGTGCTGGTTCCTCCCGGGCCGCCGCTCACAATCATGTAGGCCCCCGAGCCAATCGAGGACAGGTTGAGTCCCGACCCGTCCCACCACAGCTGGCCGCCGCTCGTGCTCCCAAGATAGAGGCCCGTCGTGCTCGGCAACGTGAATGCCCCACTGAGCGTCGTCCCGCTGTTCGTCATTCGCAGGCCTATGCTGCTCGAGGAATGTGGCGCAAGAACAAACGCGCCTGTCCCGATGCCGCCGGAGTTGAATATGATCCCGCTGTCGTTCGCTTGCACGATCGGGTTGTAGTTGAGCGAGCCGAGCGCAGCGAATAGACATGCCTGATATGTCGACGATCCCAGGTATACGCCGCAGAGCGCAGGCGTCGATCCGGCAGCGCTTTGTTTTAGCTGCGTCCCTCCGGCGATATCGGCAGCGCTAACAGAAAGAGAGACACAGAGAATCGCGGCAACGATTGATTTATACCGATGCATAGATCACCACCACCTGTTCGCCCGAGGGGATATAATTCGCTCCGAAGACGTAGGCCCCGGTCCCGGTGCTCATTGGATCAATCTGATAGTTGGTCGTCGGCTGTAGCACGCCCCCGACGTAGACCGATGGAACCGTCCCGGCCGCGGGCGGGTTGGCCGTCGTATAGGTGTCGTTCGTGTTGTAGGTCGTCGAGACGCTCGCGGTGATGTTCTCGCTGAGTTGTCCCGCTAGCGCGCCAGCGGTCGCAACCTCCGACACCTGCAGCGTGCTGATATCCATCACGGCCGCACCCGTGAAATTGAATGCGACAAACATACGCATATAACAAGTGCCGGCATATGCTGGTGAGGGCGTCGCGCCGCTCGCGGAGCCCGGCGTCGTGCCCGTCCCGAACAGATTGCTATAATAGGCGTTGAGGTTCACCCATCCGCTTCCACCGGCATAGCCAGGATAAACCGCGCAATGCTGCACGGCCGGATTGCTGCCGTTGGTGGTGACGCCGTTCACGTCGTATTGGGTGACGCCGTCATTTCCTACCGCGACGAATCCGACGTACATGCTGCGCGCGGTAGCGCCGCTGCGCTGCTTCACGGCAGCCTGGATCCGATAGACCTTCGTGGGGTCATACGGGATCAGCGCCCGGTGGACCATCATCACCTGGCCAGCCGAGCACTCGAGCATATGGCCGCCGACGACCGGCGTCGCGCTCTTCCCGCTACCGTGCGAGTCGGTGTTCTGCTTTATCGAGAGGATGCCCGGACCGTTAACCGGGAAATCCCATTGCGTGGCGTCGTAGGTGTCGAACGAGATGCGCAGCGGCAGAGACTCGATGGCGGGCAGGAGCTGCACGCCCGCGGCGCCGGGTCCCGCCATCGTGTACGTGAAGACCGGGCAGAGAGAGAGCGCCATCGACTGCGTGCGCGCGAGGTTGTAGCTGGCCAGCTTGAAATAGACGACGTTGCCGGCCGCCACGCGGCTCGAGTCGATCGGAATCTTGAGGACGTTCTGGTCGATGATCGTGAACTGCGCGCCCACTGCATGGCTGCCGACCGGCGTCCCGTAGAGTCCACGTCGGTGATTGGTCAGAGTGTATTGATTGGTCCCGGACAGGGTGGATCCCTGATAGGCGATCAACTCGGCTGCGGCGCCCGTATCCACGAGCGCCATCGAGGAGAACGCATCTCGGTCGGCTGCCTGCACAGGGGAGATCGTTCCGTTCGAGGATGCGACGCTGACAATCAGTGAGTTCGTGGTGTCGAGCGGAGAGCCGGCAGGGAATCCCGAGCTGGCGATCACGCCCGTCGTCGCGGCGCCGATATCTCCCTGATATGTGTAATTGGTGCCGTCGAAGCTCATATAAACCTGAGCCCCGCCCCAGTCTTTTCCGTTGCTAGCGACGGACACCCAGATCTCGGGCGTGATCGCCTGGGGCCCAACCGGCTTCGAGTTGTGGACCGGATAGGGTCCAGTCCAGCCGCCGACGCCGAACCCGCCAGGCGGCCTGCCCGCGCCCGTTGCGGGCAGCGGAGGCATATAGAAGATCGGCGTGCTCGGAGGAAACGGCACTGTGTTGACGACGTGGCCACCGCCCTGTGCGGAGCCGGTGCCGTAGGCGACCGAGGACGCGCGCCCGATCGCTGCGTCCTCCGCGTCGACATCGAACTCGCCGTGCTCGTCTTCCTCGATCGAGAGGATGCGCACGACCTGGTTGACCAACCCGACGGTGGAGTCGCTGATCTGCAGCAGGTCGAACGGCTCGAGCAGGCAGAACTGCTGCGGCAGCTTGAACTTGTAGCTGTTGCGGACGTAGACGCTCCGCTGCGCCATCATCCGAGATAGCACTTGGGCGATCGCCTGCTTCGTGATGCACTTGAGCGACTTCGCGCCCTTCTTGCGCACGATGCCGCCCGAGGCATCGACGTCAGGCTGCTCGAAGTCCTGCACGGTGCTGATCTGATATTGCGAGTTCTGGTCCGGCGTCTGGGAGTCAACGAACTCGATCGGGCAGCAGTTGTATGTCTCCTGCGCGCTGATGCGAGTGAACTCGATCATGTCTTTGCCGTCGCTCGCCAACATGTTGTCTTCGTTGAGCGAGTATTGCGCAACGGTATATGCCGTATAGCTACCGATATTCGCGTCGCCGACGGGATAGATATTCAGGCGCCCCTGAGACCAGATGCATTCGGCGTTGCAGGCGTCGAGGATCCAGTCGATGTGCTCCAGAGCGCTCTTCTGCTCGTCGAAGATCGGCGACAACAGAATGCCCGCCTGCGCGCAGTAGGTCTGCAGCCCCGTCGCGGTCGTCCCATCGGGACCATAGAGCGCGTTCACCGCAGAGGCGGGGAAGCCCATGCCGTACTGCGTGTTGGTAAGCATGTCGACGAGGATCAGGGCGGGGTTGACATCTCCCGCGGTGCCGTTCGTGAGCAGCCCATTGAACTCGATGGAGAAGTTCTTCATCGCATTCGAGGTGCCCAGCGAGAGCGACTTCGACGCGAGCACCGCCGTGCCGCTATATCCGAGTGAATACTTCCCGATATCGGTGCTGATGTAATACGAGATCGCGACCGGCGCGCCGCACTGGCCGGCGCCCATCAATACGCTGGCAACGTTTGCGGAGGTACTGAGAGCATAGGTGCCCGCGCCGCCCGTTCCTGTGCCGAGAGCGCTGATCCATGTGTTCGCAGGAACACCACTCCCGCCGAGGTTCACGATCTGCATTCCGACCGCGAGCACGCCGCTCGACACCGAAGAGACCGTGAGCGTGTTGCCGGCGCCGCCGCTGCCGTTGCTGATTGTCCCAGTGAAAGTCGCTCCGTTGAATGTGTAGACGCCGGCTGTCGCGTTGTAATCCGCGCCGCCGCTCATCGTCTCGCTGGAGACGCTTCCTCCGAGGTTCAGGTTGTAGGTGCCAGTTCCGCCGGTGCCGGTCCCCAGTGAAGTGATCTGCGTGTTCCCGCCGGTGAAGTTGTTGCCCTCATCAAAGAGCGTCATCCCGACAGCGATCGTGCCGCGCAGAACCGAAGTGACCGTGAGCACTGTTCCGCTGACCGAGCCAACCCACGTCGCACCAGAGAGGGCAGCGATGGGACCGGAGACGAGGTATTTTGGCGCGTTCGGGAATACCGTCGCCTCGATCATGCTGCGCACCGGCGAGGCAACGTTCGCATCCTGTGTCCACGACTGATCTGTGCCGTTCCCTCCTGGCGCGGTAACGCTCAGTGTGAACGGCCCAGCTGCGGGGACGGCCGCGTTGACGCATCGATAGTTCTGGATGTTGCTCGGAACCGACGCGACCACAACCGCGAGCGCGCCAGACGTGGGCGCCGTGGTGAGCGCGACCGCGAATGTGAGCACGTCATTGCCGCCGCTCGCGGCCATCCCCATGATCGCGCGGCTCTCGCCGTCCTGGAAATAGATGGTCCCGAACAGATAGCCCGTCGTGTTGTGCGCGAGTCCCGATACCGTGACCGTGGTGGTGGTGGGCGTGCCCGTGATGGTCACGCTGATGGGCGATGTCGCGCCGCCCGTGTTCGTCCAGTCCGCCGGCGGGCTCTGCGGACGAGAGCCAGGCAGAAACTCGAACGGCTTCGAGCCGTCGCTCGAGTTGCCGTCGATGTTCGTGGTCGTCGTCGGGAAGACGTCCTTATCGACCCACATGCGACCGGTCGAGCACCCGCTGAGTCCCTCGGCGATGGCGATCCAGACGCCCTGATAGTAGCCGCTACCAGCGCTGCCGCCGCCCTTGCCACCACCATTCCCCGCGCCGCTGATCCACAGCTCGGGCGGCATGCAGATGATCGACGCGGCGATCCGGTTGGTGCCGTAAACGACGGGCAAGCACTTTCCGTATGAGGCTGTTTCTACCGGCGGCAGCTGATCGTTGTTCAGACCGCCAATGCTATGACCACCCGTCGTCGTTGCGCCGGCCATTATTTGTCCCCCCGACGAGCCCACGGGTCCCACGCGCCGGCATACCGAGCGCGCAGGTCGAATCGGTGATCGACGTTGTCGAGAGTGACCTGGCCAACGTCAGCATAGGCGTGCACGATCACCGGCCACTCGACGACGATGCCGGCGTGCGAGAGGGAGCGCCCGTACCGGAACAGCACGATGTCGCCCGGCAGCGGCTCTCGGTCGGTCACCCGCGCGGCCATCTGCTCGACGTAACCGAGGAACTTCTCCTCGCCTCGGTGGTGCGCCCACGCGCGAGGATAGCTCTCGATCGTGACCGACCCGATGATCCCGCACGCCTCATAGACCGCCGCCAGCAATTGCCCGCAGTCAACGCCCGCGCCCCTGACGCGTGCCTCGTGGATCCATCGCGTCCCCAACCAGGTCCGCGCCTCCGCGACCACCGCCGCGCGCTGCTCTTGCTCGCTCATCGGATCGACTCCGGCCGTGGGACAAACGGGAATCCGCCAAAGCGGCCGCCAAGCGTTGTGCAATTCCCCGAGTCGGTGCCCAGCGTGGTCGTGCTCTTGTTGCAACCGAGCAGCACGGTCGCGTTGTTCGTGCCGGCGCTGGGCACGGTATTGAGCGGCATGTTCAGCGTGAGCACGTCGTTCGAGCCGCTGCTCGCCATCGCGATGATCTGGCGGCTCTCGCCGTCTGCGAACTTGATAGTGCCGAGCGTGTACGCGCCGTGCGCGAGCCCGCTGACGGTGACGCTCGTGGTCGTTGCGCCGCTTTGGACCGAGACGGTGACCGGCGCCTTCACCACGGTGCAGTTCGCATCGTAGAGCGAGTACGGGCACTGCGGCATCAGGGTGCGCTTCGGCCATTGGAGGTTCGCGAGGAGCTCCGTCGAGCCTTTCAACGTCAGCTCGACGCCGCTGCTCTTCGGCGCCGCCTCCGAGACGAGACCGACGAACCAGCAGAGCGGCTGCTGGCTCACGTCGCCGGGCGACGCCATGAAGAGCTTGTCGACCTGCATTGTCGCGTTGTCGAAAGCACCCTGCAGTGCCGCCAGCGACAGCGAGGTGTAGCCAGGAAGCGAGTATCCGGCGCCCCCGCCGGGCGCGGTGCCGCCGTAGAGGCCGAGCTCCATATCGCACAGCTCGACGCCGTTGACCTGGCGCGACTTGCCAACCGTGATCGCTGGGCCGCTCGAGGAGAACGTTGGCGCCGCGCTCGGCATCGCGCCGCTTGGCGTGATCGCGCCTGTGTCGAGCCAGGTGAGCACGCCTGGGCCCACCGCGCCCAAGTAGAGCTCGGCGCCCGACGTGCGCCCGTAGATGCGGTAGCCGGTGGCGCCGCTGACGGCGGACCAATTGACGTTGATGCCCTCCGTCGTCGCGATCACCGCCGGCGTCTGCGCCGACGGCAGCGACTCATTCGCGGGCCCGAAGAGCGCCGTCACCCGGTAGTAATATGTCCCCGCGGTGAGCGTGCCTGCGCCGGCCGTATAGGAACCGTTGACCGGCACCGGCAATGCGAGCGTGAGGTCCGTCTCGTAGTCGGTCCAACGGAAGACGCCGCCGCCGACGAGCGTGAGGGTGTAGAGCCGCGCCATCATCAGCTCGACGTCCGAGCCAAGGTTGGTGTTGAGCAGCGAGAGCAGCGACGACGAGGCGATCTTCATCGCCGCACCGAGATCATCGTGATGCTCTTCGTCGACCAGACGCGCGAGTAGTCCTCGAGCTGCTCCATCTCGAGATCGTCCATGTCGAAGCGCACGCGCAGCTGCGGCATGGGCCCGGCGGGCGTGATGGTGGTGCTGCTGTCGACGTAGCTCGTCGACGCGGTGTTCGCGATGAAGAGCTCGTTACCCTGCGTCGTCGAGCGCCCGTAGACGTTGTACGAGAGCGCGCCGGAGACGGCCGACCAGCTGACGGTGATCTCGCCGATCGCCGAGAGCGTGCATGTGCACTCGGCCTGCACCGACTCGCCGAGCGCGGTCACGCTGGTGACCGAGTAGTAGTAGGTGCCGGCGGGAATGCTGCCGGTGCCGGTCGTGGGCGTCGCGGTCGGCGTCGGCGCGACAACCGGAGTGCCGCCGTTGTAATAGGCGGGCTGAACGGCGAACGGATCGTTCAAGTAGAAGTAGTCCCACTTGCCGCGCATCTGGGCCTGGAACCACGCCAGCGCAGCTGCCTCGCTGCCCGTGAACTGCGCGGAGCCGCCGGTGTTGTAGACGGTGATCGTGTTGCCGCCCGCGCGCGCGAACTCGAGCTCGAGATCCCAGCGGTAGCGAGGCGTCGCCCAGTAGGCGATGCGCTGCTCCTTGCCGGAGCGCGACTCCTGCACGTCCGTCGCCCAGAGCGGCGTGCGCTTCACGCTGAGCGTCTGCCCGGGGAACGTGGGCCAGAGGAGCGTGCTCATCGCGTCCGCCGGTTGCTCTGCGCGCGCTGCGCGGTCTTGATCAACGCGCCCGTGTTGTTCTTGAGCACGCGCTCCATCCCTCGGGCGTCGATGTTGTGGACATGGATGTCGCCGCCGCCGCCCGCTCCCGACTTGCTCGAGGCCATGCCGCGAATCATGTCGGCGTAGCGCGCAGGAAGAACCATCTCGCGCGCGTGCAGCTGTGTGAGCGGGTTGAAATTGCCGATGTCGAAGCCGCCCTCGGCGCTGGCCATCGGCCCCATTGCGCCAAGCACCGAGCTGGAGGTCGCCACCATCGCAGCCGCCGCCAGCTCGGGGCCCACGAATGGAATGGACGCCATCGAGGCCGCTGCGCCAGCGCCGGCAACCGCCGCGTCCGAAGTCACCGACGCAACGTTCGCCGCCTTCGCGGCAGCGTCGCCGGCTTGCTGGGCCGCGAGAGAGCCCGTCGCCTTGAGGACCTGCTGAGCAATGAACTCCGTGGTCATGCGGATCGCGTCTTTGATTGCCGCGTCGGCCATCTCCTTCATCGACTGCTTGAAGGACTTGGTTCCGTCGATCATCCCCGTGATCGCGCCGGTAAATTGGCCGGCCACCTTCTTTGCGGCAGCTATCTC